ATGTTCGAACGGAGGATGGGCGTGAGAATAACCACACAGATGTTGCTCCAATTGGAGAAAGCGATAGCTCCAGACGCCCAGGCGGAAATCCTAATTTATCCGGCGGGAATGGACATTAGAGTGAGCTGGAAAGGAGGCCTCCGACTGGTGAACCAGAACTTGGGCGTCGTGGATATATCAACGGTGGCTGAATTTAAGGATGAGAAAACGGAGAAAGCCTGGCAGAAACTGATTGCCAAGTTTCAAAGATTGCGAGATCAAAAGCCATGAAGCGGAAACGAAGGTGTGAGCAATTTCCTACACCAGGCTAATCCATTTCCCGTTGATCCACACAGAACACTGAGTAAACTACTCACGGGCTCATGACGGGCCCAGCGCCGGCAAGGATGCCATGGCAAACGCGACACCTGCCCAGTGGTGTGACTTCGGCGAGAGAGCTGCCTGTGAGTGATTGCGGAGGGGTCGGACCCCCTCCGCCTTTTTGGCCATTGGATGGCCAGGGTTAGTCCTCTATGCCACCCGTAATGCCCCAGAGTACCTGAAGCACCACACCGATCACTTCCCGAGGATCCCTTGCAGATACATTCTGGATATAGAACGTCAGCAGGTTCAGCACGGCCTTGATGAATTGAACTTCCATAATCAACTCCTTTTCATTGTGTTGGTATCAATAAGACACCGGCCTGTGCTGAAAAACTGAAGAATTTGTTTTACTCTTAGTTTGCGGTAAGGAAGCGACCAACTTTTAAACCGCTCTCAACAAGCAGGCCTTAGTGCCTGCTTTCTTTTTATACACTAACCGCAAAATCCGCAAGCATTAGTTGCTGTCAACTTATCTTGGTTACTCGTTGTTTTTAATATATTTTCCATTTAATTATGTGTATACAATATGATAACGTGTCGTCTACTGCGACAAGGGTTTAACGAGGGTCTGAGCATTCGTTTAACAATATTGACTACAAACTGTAATGGTCGTTGTGACAATTAATCGCGCTCAAAAACAACCAAACTGACATTATTATTTTGTGACATGCATCACACTTTTGGCAAAACAAATACAATCATTACCTGGTGATGTGCGCCTCCTTATACGAGGCCAACTGAACAAAGTAGATATCCGCTCGCCTCAGTTCGCTCCAGTATCTCTTCAACAGGGTGATCGTATCCGCTGACCTCATTGAATGTGACAAGGCTCCGCTGATCAAACGCGACCGGATAGTTCATGGCGATACCGGTTATTGAATGTGGGCCAGTGGTGTATGACGCTGCAGTCATCAAAAACTTGCTTCCGACTTCCAGGGGAAGCTCTGGAAGAATATCAATAGTGGTATTGGTGTTGGACCCAGTAATACCAACCTGAGACGCGATATCTACCCCGTAGCTTTTGTGCTCAATGCCTGACGGCAACGTAAGTGCCTCGATCTCTTTTATGAGCTCCCCGTTTCTCCATATCTCTACAATCTCTGTCATCGGCTCAGAATCGATGCTGCCGGAAGCGGTTAGGTATCCGCCGTTTGCATCCTGAGCAGTGTATGTGTCATCAATGCTCTCATTCAGGCTATAGGTAAACCCGCCCACCACAACAGCACAAAATCCAAAGCGGACATCAATGGCCAGTAGATTCTCGCCCCAGTCGATTCCTCCCCGCTTCTCTGACTCCGAGTTGGTGACGGATACACTATCCCCGGCACCACCCCTGAGAGTTCTCATGTGCAGGTCGGTATTGATAAAGGCTGGCTCGCTTTCGCTGAACAATGTAATTGCATCGCTAGTGATGATCTCGAAAGCCGAGTCTCGTTGTACGCTTGTAACCCTGGTTCCTGTTGTGTCAAACCCAGGCCCCTCGATATCGATCCAATCAGAATCAATAGAGGTCACACTGCCTGGCCGGCGCTCATAAGCAATGACTTCTCGATCCCCAACGTAGTCACAGTATATTGGCACGTCATGCGAGACGACTTGCTGGGAAACATCCACTGTTCCCGTCTTTATGACGGACGCCGGAGACGGCGGATCGCTATCGACGGCATATGTATCAACGGTTGTTCGGGACCCAACAGGCACCGCCCTGGTCCATAGTTGCTCTAGCGAAAATCCGGAGTTGATGTCATACCGGACCAAGTCGATGTGCAGGTTTTCGTCATCTTCCAGATCGCCAACGATCGTACAAACCGCCCTGTTCCCCTTAGCAGAGAAATAGAAATGACTCTGCGGAGCCATCCCAGTCATAAGCGTAGTCTCATGCATGAACTGCAGGAGCCCGAAGGGTTGAAGCAAGGCGTCTACTGTGATCCGAAAAACCCTGAAGATCTGACCATTAGCGTAAGACTCATCGGACGCCACCACCACCAGCCACCGCTGGCCTCCTCCGTCTTCGTAAACGGACGCGCCATGGACATTAACAAATGCCCCAGCTTCAGCGTGTTCTGACAGGTCAAGAATAACCTCCAGGTCATGGTAAACATAGGGACCAGTTTTCCAGGTTGCCAAGAAACTGGTGAAGCTAAAGTCTATCTGATCAAGGCGGTGAGCCCTGCCGGGCGGACCATCCCATGAAAGAACTAGCTTTTCAGAATTGAACCAGTTTTTGTTTCCGTAGCTCCTGGCATTACCGCGCTGAATAACAAGATCGCTTGAGTCCGGCGTGGCGGTCCATGCGCTGTTTGGGCCGTCCTCGGTTCCCAGCGGCGAATTGATCTGTCCGCTCATATCCTCAAAGGGCTCACCGTAAGTGTGCTTCACGGCTTTATAGGTAGGGCCTGGCCCGGGCTCCCATTTTGCCGGCTCGAATACAAAGCCAAACAAAGAGCACGGAACAGGATCTGACTCAAACCCAATGACCAAAGGGCCATTGGCGGTAAACCGTACAACAACGCGGTCACCTTCGGTAAAAGCCGAGCCATTGCAGTCCATGTAAACAATGGGAACCTCAGCCAACAACTCAGTCTGGTTAATTGGCAAACCCTGCGCGCTTGAAGTTGCGCTGTCGAGGCGAACATTACACAGGTCCGTCTGGAGCTTCGTTATCTCGCCCACTCGATAACGCGGAAACCACTTCTGAACACCCGGTAACACGGCTGCATTGAAGTAAATCTGCACTCCGGACTGCGCAAGATTGGGAAATAGAGCGCCGTCCCGGGAAGGCTGATAGACGGCTTCGCTGTCGTAACCAGGTTGGATCACAACGCCCTGGCCACCCTCATCATTGATGTCGACAAGCCCTACATCGCCAGAGAGGTCCAGGGTGTAATCAGCACACCAGGCGTCAATCTCATAGCCTTCCGGGACCGCCTCAAGCTGCCCTCGTCGCTTCAGGGCTGACAGGTTCTCAGCAATAAGATTGGTTACCTTGATTTCAGCCAATCGAACAGCGGTTTGTAACCGTACCAATTCGCTCTGCAGTTGGGTGATCTGTTCCCGGACTCCTGCGGTACCAGCCTGCAGACCTGGAATTAACAGGTCTATATCTCTCGCCTTGTCTTCAACCAACGCCTGTGCCTGCAACAACTCAAGTTTGGCAGTGGGAAGCTCCACAGCGAGTTCTGCGATCCGCTCATTAAGTTTGACCAGCTCCAACTGAATACGCTCAACCGCCAACTTCTGTCGAACGCGATACTTGCCTTCACCCAGGTGGCTTACGATCTCCCCCTTCGACATTATCGTTCACCCACTTCACAGAACTTGTCAGTCCGATTAACGTAATAGTTGATGTAGTCGGCCTGAAAGGAATCATTCAACGCGGTAACGATCATGCCCGGCTGCAGGAAGAGATCAATGTCACAGAACACCCGGCGTTTACCATTGTGTTTGCTGGTGCTCCGTATCCCTGTAAGCGCTCGGCTCCCAACCGAGTACGGCTTCCCTCGCATATAACCGGAAACCGTCAATGTGAGTGAGGAACGCCCCTGGTCTGGCCTCGCATCGTCAAATGCAGAGCGTAAGATTTCCTCAAACTGCACCTGACCAGTAGCAAGCTTGTACCCCTTCTGGATAACCAGTTCACCGTTGGATCGAGCTTCAATATCGTCAACGTACTGATCCGCAGCCGGGATCACCGCCTGCACATACGCCGAACGGCTCCCAGCCTGGTTAGTGGCCTGCCAACTGGAGATTCCGCCAATGTACAGATCATCCAATCCGTCCGCTGCGCCAGTGAGGACCAAGCGATAGAGTTCCTGAATTTGCGTGGGCGGCAGTTTTGACACCCAATCCTGAAAGGCTGCCGCCTGGAAACGGATTGGAAATAGAGCATCCATCGAGACAACGACAGGATCGACGTAGACGCTGAACTCCGCATGGATTGGCAAAGTGGCATCAAGAGCTGCATCGTAAGTGATCGGCGAAGTATCGGTTATAAGAGGCTCAGCGATTCCGGCACTGTTTAAATCGGTAATCTCTTGCTCTGTGAATTTGCGATCCCAAACTGAAGCATCCTGGAAGATCCCGTCCACAGTCGTTCCAAGCAAATAGTATTCGCCATCTGGGCTAGCCCCTAAGAACGATCTCGCTGTATAGCTTGCCGTGTTATAAATCAGGAAATTACCGGATCCAGGAAGTGAGTAAATCAGACTCCCGTTGACGTAGAGCCCGGTACCGTTCACGTCCCCCGCAACCACTACGTCGTGCCATTCACCAACTTCAAATGGATCCGGAATGAAATCGGAACCACTGTTGAGATCACCTGCGGCAAAGAATACCTGGCCACTCTCAACGCTGATCAGCACCCCGTAATTGTTGACCTGGCCAAGCTGGAAAAGACTCATCGAGTGAGACGAATTAACGTCCTCGACCAACGAGGTGTGAAAATACCGGATTCTAACAGTAATGGCTGAAAACGCTGGTAATAGCTCCGACTGAGGCAGTCGCAACGTGGCGATCTTCTCGAGATCTCCAGATGTCCCGTCCCAATTCACCGCCATGTCTCGGCCGAGACCTCCGGGGGTGGCGACCACCGTGGCATCATATTCTGCAGGGCTGAGCTCTGGGCCCGAGAAGCTATCTCCAAAACACTCAGCATTCCATCCGCCAACCACGTCGGCAACCCCGGTGCCGCTGGCCTCGTCCATCGGCCAATGGTGGACAATTCCGTCCGAGGTTGCTGCAGCAAGATCAGAATACTTCGCCATCAGACAGGCATCCGGATAACGCCGGAAGTCAGATTGACCGGCTCACCTTCTACAACGGTAACCGGGCTCACAATCACGGATGCGCCACTTCCAGAGCCTCCCGCAGACAGGTACATGATCTCTGTGCCGCTTTTGTTGAGCAATCGCACCCAACCTGCATCACCACCTGCAGGTGCCTCATCCTCATCCGTCCAGCCGCTGAATGTGATGACCCCGTTCAACTCACTACCAACGGCAGAGCTCAAGGTAAAAGTCGCCAACAGAGTATCCGTTATAGTATTGCCCAGGCTGGCAGGCATTGTGCCGGTGTACAGCTCCATCACCGGATCAGATCCGCTACCAGAAGCAAGATCCGCCAGAACGGCTTGGGCCAGAGTCTGGCCGAGTGATACACGGATTTTCATTGATCAATCCTCTTCTCGATCAGAATCTTGATTTGGGCCTCACCATTGCTGATATTGAACGGGCCAGGCGCACCGATGAAACAGCCCTCCTTTGTGGAAACAATCAGCCGGCTATAGGTCTTGGCCAGGCGCCGAACGTTCTCAACAACCTCCTCTGAACGTGCTCTCCAACGGATATCGAAGGTTCTATCCGCATCGGAGTAACCGAAATCAGGAATGGCAGCCCCTCCATCCAATGTAGGGATTCGGTTGTTCCGCCGTTCGAATCCCAGAAGTCCATCCGGTGATACATCAGCAAGATGCACATGCCCGTTCAGATCAAACAAAGGTGCAGTGATAGAAACGTTCATGATCTGAGTCCCAATAGCATCTCCTCAAGATCAGCATTCACTTTGACCTGCAGATTGCCGAGAATGTCGTACCATATGGCTTCGAGGTGTGGCGCCAAGCCCGGTGCCTCTACCGTCAACATTGGATCACCTCTGGACAGCTGTTTGGTTTTCTCCCTGATAAAGTCGATCTCTGCCTGGGTCAAAGCACTCTGATCGTCCAGTGTTTGCTGCTGGAACTCCTGTTGCTTGCGGATCTGGCTGGCAATTTCAATCTGGGTGGATCGGCTGGCATCATCGAATCCCCCGAAAAGATCCGTGATGACAGAGCCAGCGCTTTCAAAGGTTTGTCCGATGGTGTCGGCAATGGCCTCCACACGCTTTGCGTTGGCCTCAACCTCCGCGATATCCAGCGAGATGCTGGCCTCGATGTTCTTGATCCGCTCGTTACTGGCAATGCTTTCCATCTCGATACGGAATTTTTCCGATTCCTCAACGGCCTTTTCCGTTTTCTTCGCCGTGTCTTCCAGGGCTTTACCACTCTGGATGATGGTTCCGGAGAAGGAATTGATCTTGCCGGTGGCCTCGTCGTAACCCAACTCAAGGCTCTTGTTGTTGTCGACGAGCTTCTGTGTATTCCTCGAGACGTTCTCAAGCGCACCACCACTGCTCTGAGCAGTCTCATTCAGATCGTCGATCGCACCGGCAATGCCCCGCTGGCTTTCTGCCGCCTGATCACTGGAGTTCGCTGCGGCAACAAGCTCATCTGCGTATTTCTGCCAAGCAACCTGTTGATCATTTGTCGCAACGGTCGCTTCACCCAGGGAACGATTGAGTATCTCGTTGATCTCTTTCAGGTCTGCGGAATCCTTCGCCGCCCTGCGAACTTCCGATGAATATCCTTGCCACTTGGCCTCTGCCAAAGCGACTTCATCTGCATTCACATACTCCGCGATCCTGACGCCAATCGAGCCAATACTTTCCTCGATCAGATCATTGATCACCGTACCGATACCGAAACCAGCAGCCGCGGAGCCCACCAGCGCAGTACCAATCAGGCCAAACTTGCCAGCCCCGGAAGCGATTGCTTTAACCGAATCCAGATTGCCAATGACCGCTTTAAATCCTTGAGCACCGGCCAAGGCAGTCAAGCCAGTCCCAACCGAACTCAGGCCGCCGGCCAGGCCACCTATTGCCGGAAGAACCGTATCAATGGCCTTACCAACACCCAGGATCTCACCGATACTTCTTTTCGTGCTGTCGTCCAGGGATTCGAATTGTTCGATGCCTTCCCCAATGGCATCAAATAAAGGCTGCAGGCCGTCAGCGATTCCAGCAGAAATGGAAACCAAAGCCGTGAACGCATCCACCACACGCTGCATGGCAGCCTGCAGTCCTTCCACGGTTGACAGATCCACATTGCCAAAGAGTCCTACGAACAGGTCATTGAGCTCGCTGCCCAGGTCACCAAAGGACGCAAGAAGATCTGAGAAATCCAACCCCGACAGAGCTTCCGGGAAGTTTTCGGCGACAACCTGAAGCTTCTGGTCGATGTCCTGAGCGAGCCCCTCCAGGCCATCCAGGATCGGAGCAAACGCACCATCGTCCAGGCGTATCTCATCACCCAGAGAATTGAAGATGCTGGTAACACTTTTGACGGCAGAGCGGGTTTCGTCAGTGAGGCGGCCACCAAGGCCAATCAGAGCAGATTCAACGTTATTACGGAGGGTCTGACCAAGGTTTGCCAAGGTGTCCGATAGTTCCTGAGCGGCAATCTGTGACGCCCCGGCGTTATTGTCGAATGCCTCCAGGTTGTCTGCGAACTTCTCAGCAGCATTACCTGTTAGAGCCAGAACTGGTGCCAGCGCTTCGACGGAGCCAAACAGCTGGGCGATAACTTCGGTATTGCCACCGGTCGCATCCGCAACGTCTTCGAGGATACCGGCGAAACCTCGACTTTCCAGGGCAGCTGCGTTGAACTCAAGGCCCAATTCTTTGGCAAGATCACTCGCTTCCTTAGACGGTTTAAGGATGGCGTTGATCGCAGCACGGATACCGGTAATGGCTTCCGCTGTGCCTGTGCCAGTCTCAGCGGTGATTGTTGCAATGGCTCCGGCCATCTCATCGAACGAAAGGCCCGCCGCAGCGGCAATCGGGGCTAGGCGGCCTATTGCAGCGGACAGTTCCGGAATAGTGGTCTGGCCCAGCTGAACGGCCGTGAAGAAGGAATCAGCGTATGCACCGGCTTCATCCGCAGATGCCCCAAACGCGTTCATTACGCTGACCAGGGCTGTGGTGGTGTCTCCCAGGTCTGCCTTGCCTGCAATCGCCAGCTGCTCCGCCGCCGCGATCAGCTCCAACGAGTTCTGATAATCGACACCAGCAGAAATAGCGCCATAAGTGGCACTGGTGATTTGCTCAAGCGATGCGGTAGAAGTTTCGGAATATGCGAGGATCTGTGCCTGGAAATCACGGAGGTTGTCCGCCGGCTGCCCGATCAGCGTGGCAATCTCCCCGAACGCTGTATCAAAGTCATCAGACAGCTTCACCGCAAAGGCTGTAATCCCAACACCAGCCGCAGCCAGCGCCAGGTCCAGCTTAACGATGCTGTCTGTGATATTGGCCAGAACACCTGTGACGCTACCTGTCTTATCAACCAGGCTATCGAGGCCGCGACCAACTGAATTGATCGCACCCCCAGTGTTGTCCACACCGCCGAAGATCAGCTCTACCGTTTTCTTTAGGTCTGCCATGGTTTCTCCGGGCATAAAAAAACCTCGCCGAAGCGAGGTTCTGTGAAATCGAAATTAAATCATCCGGGGTCAACGCAATGCAGATCGACCCTGCCCTGCCAATGAGCAACTTTCTTCTGACGCCGATCTAAAACAAAGTCATAAGAATCCTGACTCTGCGCTAGGGTAAGTAAACGTTCCGCACTTTGTAGCTCTGTTTCAGCCAAATCACATGCCCTTTGATTTGCAGCCCGCCGAGCATTCGCTACGGGATCGTTCTGCTTGGCATCTGCAGATTCATTCTCCACCGCGCGTGCCTGTGTTCTACCTGCCCCCATATCCCCAGGAGAGCTATCCCTGATAGTCACCTCCTCCTGCTGACCAGGCGGAGGCTGCGTGCCAAAGTGAACGTTTCCGTTTTCATCGGTCCATTTGTAAACCTGGCCATAAGCGGTTGATGCGAGGATTATTAAGAGGGTAAAGAGAATGCGCATGGATTACCTCCGTGTAACGTTTTGTAAAACCATAGCACATCAGTTCTTGCTGTGCGCCTCAAGCCACCACCGCCACAGGCTCATCTCCGTTTCCGTAAGGTAGCCCTCTGGAAACACATCAGGCCGGATTTCGAACAAGAACCGGCCCTTGCGATCAGCCAGGGCTATACTCGCTTGGATGTCTGGTTCTTTCCAGAGGGCTTTCGCTTTACCAGGGCAACCTTGCCCTGCCCGGTCAGGTCATAGATCTGATTGGACAACTCCAAGAAATCAGTAGGATATGCCTCCGCAATCCGAACCACGTCCTGACGCTTTAGCTTGGGCGCTATCACAGCCATCTCTACGTGTGCCAGCTTTTTAGCAAGATCCGGCGGCGAATCCTCACTGATACCCAAGGCTTCCATCATTCCCTGAATTTTTTCAGCCTCACTGCCGGCCAATTTTTCTAGCGTCTTAACAAGCAGTTTACTCTTATCAGCTTCCTGGCTTGCTTTCGCCAACTCTTCCGCTGTTAGCCCCCGTACACGGAAAACCACCGGTACCGGTTTTGCTTCATCGCCGTCACCTTCGTAGCCACCAAAGCCCGCAGCCGTGAGCCCAGAAAGCGGGACATCCTCCACCCGCTCCTGGAACTTGGCCTTTCTGAAATTGGCCAGGTCAAAATTGCTCACAGCGAGACCTCTTTGCCCTTCTCATCCACGTTGATGGTGCAGCTCGCTATGATGTCACCACCGGCCGGGAAGGTCCGGGCAATGGACAGCACGCCCTGTTCAATGAAGTGCTGCGGCCGGTTCTTGTCCGGATAGAAGCGGAAGTAAAGGTTTTCGCCCTGAACAGAGGCAATGGTGTCACTGATGCCATCAGTGAGATCCACACTGAACGTAGCGTTGTTCAGGCTCTGAGAACGGGAGTTCTTCACCCGGGTGTATGTCTGCTTACTGGATGATGAATACCCAACCTCAGAAGGCACGAAGTCGTAGGCATCGAACGCTTCGATGAACTCCGGAGTGGCAAAACTCGCATAAACCCCTTTTGCCACCTGACCAGTATGGATCTTCTTCAGCGCCGAACTGAAGCTAACCTCACCGCTCACGTAGTCAATGGTCGGGATGGGGAACACCGCACTTTCCATGTGGACGTTGACCAGCTGGAAGATCTCGCCCGCTGCAACAGCCCCAGAGCTCCCGCTGCTGAGGCGCACCTGGGAAAGTTCAATCGAACCAACCGGGATTAGCGGAGGCCCGCCGGCATCTGCTCGGGTTTCAGAGAACCCGGTACCCTCGGAACCAGCGATCGCTGTTACATCACCAGCACTGTCACAGACTATGCTGTTGATGATATGCGTATCCGAGGCGGCCCGAGTTACAGAAACACTCGCCTGGGCGGCCACAGCCAGTTCAACACCGGAAACAAAGGCGGTGAATGCTGCGATCGCAACTGCATCGCTGCCAGCAGCTGGCGTGCAGGCAGCCCCAGTGACCACGCCATCAGGCCGAACAACAGGCGCAAAGCCCGCCGCCTGCGACCATAGTTCCTCACCAGACTCAAAGGTTTGAGCATCGCTGGAATCAGACAATGCAGTCATGGGAAAGGCATTCTGCCCGCCTTCGAATTCGAGCAGCGCGTTATCTGTAGACATGTGGTTTCTCCTGGTTTTCGAGCGCCACCGGGCGCGGGGTTTGTCTGTTCGGGAGTGTTACTCGTAAGGGGTGGTATTGCTGGTCTCGTAAACGATCTGGAAGGTCGCCAGAATGATCATTTCCGTTTGGCCCGGGTCCGGGGAATCCAGAACCGAATCCGTATAACTGATTTGCTTGCACAGCCCGCCAAGGGTGTGGGTATCGTTCAGGGCGTTGTCCAACATCGCTGCCAGCATCTGGTTACCCTGTACGCTGGAGTTAACGTTAAAGTCCCGTTTTGCCATCTCCCCAACATTGAGCGTCAAGGTCATTTCATACTTGCGGTATTTCAGTTTCTCCGCTGTCTCCGTGGGATCCCAAAGTACCCGCATCGGCAGATCTTCGCGGCTATCAAGCTGCTGGCCACGTTCAGCACCCAATCGGTCAGCGAAGGCCTGAACGATCTGTTCACGAATACTGTCCAGCATTAGAAGCCCCTCAGAATGGCGTCAATTTCATTTTCGAATTGCTGCATCTGGTATAAGGCCAGAGGCCCGGCGATATCTTCTTTCACATCGGTGAACACCTGGGACAGTGAAGGGCCATAGAACACCTTGATCCTCCCACCAGCACTGCCGATTTTTGATCGCCGGCCCACAATCGCGACCCGGCCGGACGTGCCTGGTAACACCATGTAGAAGGGCTTGCCCTGTATCTCGCTATCGCTGGCCAATACCTTGGCGCCGCCAGACGGCTTGACCTTTACCCGGATCCCCCGGGGCGGGAGCGGCGGAGGTTTCAGCCAACTCGTCTTGTCACCGGCAATACTGGTATCCGTGGAAAAGCGAGACAGCAAAAGCCCCCGGGACGGCGTGGAAATCTTCGCCTGCAGGTTTTTCTGTGACGCCTTGGTGATCGTCATCAGGCTCTTTACATAGGCCGCATTGAGCCGAACCTGCTTCCGTATCTCCTTGCTGGATTCCGTCCGGCTCTTCGTGACTGTCTTGTTCAGCGATCGGGCGTGAGCACGGGTGGCACCATCTGAGAACTTTGCCAGCAGCGCCCGCACTTCCTGAAGGCTGCTGCGATCAACTCTCGCTTCCATAAACCCAGTGCCTCGTCACATAGCCGTCATCGGTGATCAGGCCGTCAAACACCCAGGTTGTGCTACCGACAACAACCTTGTCACCACGCTTGGGCCTGGCCACATACACCTTCCGGATTTCCAGTTCATCGCGATGCGTTGGCAGGTTGCTCTCGAAGGCCTGGCGTTGCTCAACCTGCAGATCAATGATCACCCTCACCTCGAAAGGCGGATTGGTGCCATCGTCGTACAGGCCGGCGTCACCGAACTGATCATCAATGGCGGACTCAAGCCGGCCCGCCATTGAATCGAACTTACTCACCGTCAGTCGCCTGTGGCGCCGTCGCCGCCGGGCTCCTCGTCATCATCCGGCTGTTCATCAATCTGTTCTTCCTCAATGACACGCACCTTGGTGCCGGCCTTCTTAATCTGGGCCTCGGTCATACGAGTTTTGGTTCCGGCCTCGATGACGACTTTGTTGCCGTCTTTATCACGGTCCTCGTAGCGCTTCACGAAAATAACTTTGAGTTTTTTTGCAGCCATTTCGAATCACCTTATGACGCATAATTTTTGGGTCTCTGAGCCGGCTCACAGCCGGCCCAGAGTAGGAATTGAGATCAGTAGAGAGTGGCGAACAGCAGGCCGTTGATCTCAAGGAAACATGGCAGTGGCGCTGACTGGGTCATCACTTGCTCAACACCAGGGTCTTTCTCAACCCAGTTCTTTGGCCAATACTCCGTAGCCACGTAATCCGCCTCACCGTCCAGAATCGCGCCATATGCACGCAGACCTTCCGCACCGGTAGAGACAATGGCAACGCCGTTGTCCGGGATATAGAGTTGTTTGTCGCCGCTGGCGTCTTCGTAATAGCCGGCATAGGTCCAGACCTCAGGACCAGCGCCGCCAAGGCGGCCCTTGAAGGACGCCAACTGTGTGCTCGGCGCCATCTCGAGTTGGGTTTCCGATCCACGCTGAGTATCAAGCAAATCCTTACGGACTTCGTCGAAGGAAATAAACTTCCTGTAAGCCCCTCGCCCGAAAATCACATGAGTAGCCGGCGCCATCATCAGCGCAAACCAATCTTCAAGATCTTCATTGGGTTTGGCGGTGCTTTGATCCCAGGCAGCCGCACCGCCGGAGATATCAATAGTCAGGTTGGGATCTCGCTGGAAATCCACTTCTGACGTGGGATAGTCCTCGCCCTGGACAATTACCTTTCCGGTTTGGACGATCTGAGCAACCATCCATTCCTCACGGCGTTTGATCTTCTTGCGTTGCTCATCCATGGTGTCAACAAGAATCGCCTGCCTGCGTTGCGCAGTTGAAAGCTGACCACCAATCGCTTCACCAGGCTGTCGTTTTACAACCCTCTTCGGATCCAGGAAGTTCTTGGGCTTCACATACGCCGGCGTGAAGGAATGTTTATTACCGCCACGAGAGCGTTGCGCTTTACCAGCCACCATTGGGCTTACGAATGGCGCCAGTTTCTTGTCACTGGACAGCTTGTCGAAAGAAATGGATTCGTCCTCAAACTCAACCTTCCCCGGACAGAGCAGGTTCAGAAGGAACGGGCTAAATGGGTCCAACTCACGGTAGACCCCCAGAAGTGTTTCAGTTTCGTATGCCATGGATCAGATTCCTCTATCTTTGGCCAAAAGGTTTCGGCGAATTACTCGGGGGTAACCAGCCGGATGGGTGTACCGTCGAAAGCGCTTTTCTGAAGCGCTTCAGTCCAGCTCGCGTGCCACGTCAGCAGTGATTTATTCAACCAGCCGCCACGAACAAACTGGCAGGCCGCTGCGGCAGACGAAGCATCGACATCGTGCACCAGCGCACCAATCGGCTTTTCGGAGCCATCGGACGCTGTTTGGAGGCTGATCTTGAGGTCACCTGTCGCCGTAACCCGACCAATCACCGTTCCACGTACCAGGTCTTGCCCGGATTCGAGAGTGCCGTTACCAAAATCGGTAAGACCACCAACAACCAGTGAATCTTCCTGGAATGACTCAGTGCCTGAGCCAGCAAGGGGAAAGTTAGTCATTGTCCAACTCCTAACGTATTAATTGACCAGCAGTTGACTGGCTCAGTGAGTTACGGGCTTCCGGCCAGTGGCCCGGCGGTAAGATCCCATGATTTCCTTCACATCCGACGCAGATTGCTCCGGCTCGCTCGTATCAGCATCCGCGCCAATCTCCGGCTGCTTGGTGTTGTTCATGGCCGCGCTCAGAAGGCCACTTGGGCCAGATGCTTTCTGCTCTGGCACTTCAGCGGCAGCCAGGGCGGCCTTCGCTTCGTCAACAGACATCTTCGTGTTGAATGCGAAGTGTTGGGCCAGCTTGCTGCGGCCTTCCGCTTCGTCGCACTGAAGAATGCCGGAAATACGGGCCTGCTCAGCAGCGGCGGCATCAGTGGCCACCTTGGTGGTGTCAACAGTTTCCGGTTGCTCAGTGCTGGCGTCCGGGGCGGGGGCCGGTGCAGTTGCCGCCGGCTTGGTCTTTGATTCAACCGTCATAGTGCTAACTCCGATTGTCGTGGTGGTTTGGATGTAGTCAGAGAAGGCGGCCAACATGTCGTGGCCATTAATGAGCTCGTCCGCAAATCCAACATCGATCGCGTCCTGCCCGGTGTAGATGGCCGCCTCAGTGGCAAGCACATCCGATGCAGAGAGGCCGATATGGACGCCCACCATTTCCGCAAACTCATTGCGAAGACGGTCAGACTCGGCCTGGAATCTTGCGAGCACCTGCTCAGGCAAGTTTTCGTAAGGGTTGCCATCGACTTTGAAAGCACCCGAGTGGATCAACGTCACGTCGATACCGTTGGCTTTCAGCTGCTCTTCAAAACTGGCATGCATCATCACAACACCCACAGAACCTGTGCGGGCGCTAGTGGTGGTGTAGCGGTAATCGGTGGCGCTGTGCAGGGCCATGCCGGCGCTGCAGGCCATATCGTAGGAGATCGAAGCGATCGGCTTCTCACCGCGCAATTCATTCAGCCGGCGGGCGGTATCAAAGCAGCCAGACACCTCACCACCTGGTGTATCCATGTCCAGCAGAATGCCGTTAACAGTGGGATCAGCCAGCGCTTCCTCTACCCTGGCAATGATGCCGTCATAGCCAGTCATCCCGGAGTACGGTTGCAGGTGGCCAAACTTGTGCACCAGCGTGCCAGACACTGGGATAACCGCGATGCCACCCAGCACTTCATAAGGCCGGTTGCGCGGCCGCTCTGATCCAAACGAATCCGCACGCATCCTCAGCTTTTCCTGAGATTCAATCAGACCAAATTCATCCTGAAGGCTGGCAATGCCCAACCGGGGCGCCAGTGCGCCAAGAAATACCCGGGCATACCCAGGCTCCAGCAACAGCGGCTGATTCAGCACACGGGCTGCAATATTCTGGTTTCGCATACTTTTCTCCGGGCATTAAAAAACCCCGCCTTGGCGGGGTTCTGGTGGTGTTACCAAGATTCGATTACTTCAATGGAGTCCCTGAGAACGACCCACTATCGAATCGTGACAGCGCTTTGTTCTTGAGTCGTAACTTCGAGATCTCTTTCCAATGGGTCAAACTAAGAGGGATGATCTCAGTCTCGGCTCCTGAATCATCGCAGCCCACTGCGACAGCTCCAAAGTAATTGTTGTCATCAACTATCTCGCCCGCCGCATCAGATAGAAAGCCATTCGCTGCTTCGAGCTCCGGGTCAATGAGCTGTCGAGCCTTCGATTGAATCAGATTTATGCAGCGAATGTACTCTCGCACACTTGTCACAACATCTACTGAATCACCGATCTCCTCGAGAACACTCGCTTTAAACCGCTTGTTCTTCGCGAGTTCTTTCTTGCTTACGGTGAATCCAATCTGGTACTCGATATCAGCACCAAGTGTATTTTCCAAACGTCTGCCGCCAATTACCGAACGATGAACACCTAGCGAATGATGCTGAACATGATTACGTAAAGCTTCCATGAACCGGTAACTTAAGTCCTGGGTATAGAGTTCGCTTGCATAGTCTTTCAGAGTCTTAGACCGCTCTCCATTTCCACAAAAGCATGAAGTGATGTGACGGTAAATTTGATCGAAATATGTACGACATGAACTCAACAGATTAGACAAGCGCCGGTTAACCAATAACTGTACTTCTAGGTGAGTGTTCCAGCCGGGGTACCTGCCAACCATGTGGTTCAGCAGTGTCCGAAATACATCTGATTCAAACTCAATGAAGTTCTCTGTCACAAGGTCGAACTTCTGCTCAATGTGATATCCATTCAGGAGACAGCCGAAACTATGGCCTAGATCTCTAAAGTATTCCTCCGAGATCTCTCGGAAACCGTTTTCCCCGATATTTTTCCGTAATAGATATTTCACGGCTACCGCTCCTTTTCAAACGAGCGTAGCAGATTGCACTCTGTTCTTCCTGTGATCAGTTGCTATTTACTTCTTCCGGCTCTTGCTGTTCCGGCGACAGAGCCAATGCCTTGACCCAGCTGGGCGGTGGCAGGCCGGCTTTACGCCGCTCATCCATCTCCCGCACTTGCTGGGCAAACACTTCCTGGTAATCCTCGCCCATCTTCGCCAGCTCTTTCTCATAGGTGGAAAGGCCAGACTCAATGAGCAAGATGGCTTCTTTCACTTCCTTCAGGCCATCGATCGCAATGCGGCCAGAGCCGATCCATTCACAGTTGCACCAGGAAGCCTTGGCTTCGTAGAAGTTCCGTGTCGCGGAGCTCGGCAGGCGGATGCGCCCACTATCAATGGCCTCTTCAAGCCAGAGCGCAAACACCATCGAGGCAAAGCGACTGGGAATGATCTTCCGGCGCCCCATGAAGTACCGCCAGCTTTCCATCATGCTGGCCCGGGCCGTGCTGTAGCTCAGTTGCCGGTAATCCTTCGTCAGCGATTCGCTGGATGTATTGGTGCCGGCTGCGATCCAGCGTGTAATAGACGATTCCAGTTCGCTGAAACCGTTGTCTGCATTGCCACTGGTGAGAAGATTCAGGTTCTCGCCAGGCATCAGGTGGGGGATCTTCACACCGTTCAGGCGAATGTCCGCGCCTTCGTGGTAGTCCGCCAGCGTGCTCATGTAGTTGGTCAGTTTATCGGGACTGATATCACCACCAATGATCTCCATGGCAGCTTCACTGCCCAGCTCGCTTTCAATCACCGCCGCGTACATCGCGTTCACGATGGCGTTCTGCAGCTTGGTCTGTTGCAACTTGCTCAGCTGGGGCAGCTGTTCCATCACGCTCAGGAACTGGTTTTCACCACGCGTTTGGCCATCGCCACGGGGTTCGAACACGTGCAGGAACTGTTGCCGCCCCCAAGCCGTTTCCCGTGGCACAAAGGTCCAGCTATTCCCCATCCCATCGGATAAGCCGTAACCGGAGATGTCGTGGTTGCGAACCCAGTACCCAGTGGCCGCACCAAAGCGATCCACCCGAACGCCCGCCCGCTGGCTGTTGCTGTCCGGGCCGTGGTGCGGGTTACACACGCGGTGATGGTTGACCAACTTGATGGCCGTGTTGAAGAGCGCACCAGGGCGATCCGTGATCCACTCAGCGGAGGCCATGCCCTCACCGGCGCTGGTATGGGTTGCCGTGATCTCACGGCACATCATCGTCAGGGTGCGCTTGCGCTCTGCATCCACGTAGCAGTTAATCGGATCTTCCGCATACTCCGTGAACGCGTCCTCAACCTCTTTGGCGAAGGCCCGCGCGTCCTCTTCACTCATGCCGAGGGCCCGCCACTTTGGCTTGTAGCTCAGCCGGAACATGTGGCCAACGATGTTATCAACGTGCAGCTGCACACCGTTTTTGGCCAGGGCGTGGTTACGAACCAAGTCCTCTGCTCTTGCGTTACCCCGCTTCAGATCTGGCAGGAGCGCAGCATCAGCGGTGCGCGCACGCGGATTCCAGCGCTGGAGCTGGCCACCAAAGCCCCCACCCGTGCCGGTGTAGCTCTCAGCCTTACGCATGGGCTGGCCAGTCGCATCCAAAAAGGTAATGTCAGGGGCTTTCACAGGATGAACCTCGCAGGCCCACGGCGGCGGCCGGCGCCACCAAGCTGGCTTTCCAGGCTGGCGATGTACGCGGCAAGGTCTCTTTTGCTGGCCTGAGAGAATTCCACCGTTCTTCCGTTGCGCTCAATCCGCACAACAGCCTGCCCCGTCAGCAGATTGTGGTATGCCTCCCGGGCTTCCAGCAGCTGGGTTTCAAGACTCATCGCATTCTCCGGGCAATATCAGCCAGGCTTCCGCCTTCGGAACTGGCCTTGGAAGTTTTTACGGGTGCCGCTGCCGGGCGCTCTTCAGCCACCCTGGTTGGCGCAGCTGGCGCCAGGAGGTCGCCCTGCTTCAGCGATGCCTCGCGGGTGTCCCATTGATCGGGCTTGCGCACATGCAGTTTCAGAACGCGGGCCGCGTGCAGCGCATAGACTTCGCAGTCCAGCGCCTCGTTTCGAACACCTGATTTCTTCTGGTACACCTTGCGGCCCCCGCGTTGCCGTGACGGTGCCTTGATCTCACTCAGTACCTGGGTGAAGTAATCCGAGCGAACCTGGTCATAGAAGTGGATCCGCCCCGGGCCGTGGCCTTCCAGTTTCAAGCGGCCAAAGAACAGGTCCTTCGCTTTGTGGGTACCGATGATGTGAACCTGAAGGCCGTATTTGCTGGCCTTCGTCGTCTTGTTGTTCAGGTCCACCTTCTTCGGCGGGCTGACAATCTCACGGTTCAGGTTGTTGGATTCACCCTTGCCGGCCATCACTTTCACGCCACGGCGACGGCGCGATCGCACATAGTTGTAGATCGCATCGTTGGTCTGGCCGTCTGATGAGTCGATCGTTGCCGCCGATACGTGGATCGGGAAGCCCAGAGCATGCTGATACTCTCCGAAAATGTACCGGTCGAGCTCGTCATACACTGGGTCTTTCGGGTCAATGCAGGTGCGCGCGGCGGAGATCTCGCCCCAGAACACCAGCCAGCTTTCCTCTCCCCGACCCCAGGCACGAACCACAATGGCCAAACGGTCATGCTGAACGTCGACACCAACCGTCAGTTCCAATCCACCAGCTGGTACCGAGAACTCTGGGTACTCATCCGCCCTCTCCCGGAGCGTGTCTTCACCAGGTACATCTGTGCGGTATTCATAAGCCAGGCCAAGGCAACTGTTCTCGAAAACGATCATGTCGCTTTCGTCGCCTTGCTCAAGTTCCCTGCGTGCCTTCAGGTAACGCTCAACGAGCATGGCCAGCTTGGAGCCGGGGAAGGGGCTATACAGCTCGTTGATGTAGAACCCGGCCACGCCACGGAACGGCTTTTGAGCCTTCCAATATCCCTTGCGGACATTCCGGTTTTTGTCGACGTCCCGCCAGGGCACACCACAGTGCGGGCAGACATACCGGGCGGTGCTGGGCTGCGCGGTACCAAGGATCTCGTCGGGCACCTCTGCCCCTTCATCCCACACCATGTTTTCCCATGCGAGCACATGCTCATCACCACACTCATGGCACGGCACCATGAACATGCGCTGGTCGCTCGCCTGAAAGGCCTTATCAACGCGGGACAATCCCTTGACCGTGGGCGTTCCGCCGAAGATCACCTTGCGGTATTCGTACGTCTTCGCCCGCTCCTCGAGCAGCTTGACCGAATCGCCCTGCCCCCTGACGTTGGTGTTACAGTCGTCAGGCTCTTCGACACAGACCACCGGGGCGGAAAGTGACTTCACATTGTCGGGTGCGTTGGAGGCCACCAGGGCCAGGAATCCGCCCGGGAACTTCTTAAAGTCAGTCCGGTTGCCGGTGCTCCTGGAAGTGGACACATCCACCAGCGGCCGCAGCACAGGTGATGCTTCCACCATCGGCACAAACTTCTGATCCAGATACTTCCGGATCGTCTTGTCCTTTGGGAACAGCAGCACGATTGGGCACGGATCGTTGTGGATCCGGCGGGCCAGGTAGTTGTTCCACACGCCGTCAGTCCACGCCACCTGGGCAGACTTCCGGCAGACCACCTCTTTAACCTTGGGATCGTCCAGCGCATCCAGCATGCCAGGCACCCACGGCGTGAGATCCGTGGAGTACTTGCCCGGCATCGGGCTGCTTTCCTGCGCAAGCCAGCGGTGGCGATTAGCCCACTCAGTTGAGCTGATCTTCTCCGGTGGCTCGAACTTCGCCAGCGCCTGTGCTATCACCCGCTCCAGGTTCGCTGCCAAGGCCTGCCAACTGGCGGAGGATTGATCGAGAATGCTCATTCAGAAGCTCGATATCGAGATCGATGTCATACAACGTATCGATCTCAGTCTTGAGTTTAGGGTTACCTGTCAGGACACCTGTCCTGATTGACAACACCACCTGTTCCAATCGAGCCCCTACCAGTGCCGCTGGCACCAGTTCTTTCATATCCTGCGCATAACCCAGCTCTTCCCGATCGCCTTTGATGCGCTCCAGGCGCTCACGCGCAGACTCGTGACGGGCGCCATGTACCGCGCGCTCCATCAGCCACTCGTGAACATCCTGGGTGTCGTACTCGTTTGCCTGACCCCGGCCGCCAGCCTTGGCGATCGGGAAAGAATGGTCCTTCTGGTAAGCGGTAAACGATCTTTCAGAGATGCCGAAGATCTCAGCGAGTTCCCGCTTGTTGACTCGCTTACCCATTGCTAACTCTCTGATTCAAAACCAAGGAAGGAAGGCTAAGGGTGCGCTAAGTCTGCGAAAAATCCGCGAGTCTGCGCTCCCTCAGTGGGGCCACCGGCCAGAAGGACCCGTGCCCATCAGGCGGTGACCTTAAATTCAGCCGCCCCGCCCGTAGCAACGCAACGGATAGCGGTAACGGCGTTCACCATCAACGAATCCGTGTACCCGCTAACATCACCCTCCGCCCAGGGCTTACCCACTGCGGTTTCATTAAGCACAGCTGCAACATCATCCTGTGTGTATTCAACACGAGCGTTACCAGCCGCTGGATCTACACTCACCAGCAAGTGGTCGATACCGGGAGGGAGGAACAACCACTCCCCTGTAGCCGTATCCACCGTCTCATTGTGTAGGAAGCGCTGCCGGTGGACAGCTCGGTTGTTGGAGTACTGCTGGTCCTGCGGGTCTGGAGAGAGCGTATTTGCCATGGGTTCACCTGAAGAGTGTTTGGTTAACTGATCCAGACAGCGACCGGAAAAGCGGCTGAAACAAGCCCCGGGGGGATGTAGCAACCGACTCCACCACATTGAGGGCGGCCGTCACAACGGTCTCATTACCGGCGCTATCGACGCCTGTGAGCGTCATCAAGTACTCACCTAGCGCGAGTTCCGGAAGCTGTTGACTCCACGATCCTGCCGACGGTGTGATGTTGTAGCTTGAACTGTGAGTGATATCGACACCCTCCAGATCAAGCACCAGACTATCCGCATCCTCAGCACTGCCAGTAACCACTGGAGTGGTGTCTGTGGTCGTCAGGGCGTTGATGGAGATAACAGGCGCTACGCCATCCACAAGGACGCCAGAGGTATCGCCAACGCTGTTCAGCGTCAGTGTGGCGTTGTTGCTTGAGGCATCCTGCAGTGTTCCGCCTTCCAGTGTGAGGCTGGATACAGCAATGCCGTTGTCGTCTTCGTCGCCTGCCTGAACCGTGTAGGTGAACACCAGGGCGGTTGAGCCGCTGCCGGATACGTAGTCGGCCTGGCGAGACGTTCCGCCGATATCAAGATTCAGCGCCGGCGTGCCGGTGACCGTAACGGCTTCGTCCCAGTTGACGGTAAAGCTCAGGTCATCGCCAATGGCGTAAGTGCCAGCAGTTGGCACCCCCACGCTTTGGGTAACCGACCCCGTCACATCGGGCGGCTGCTGGGTGCTGTTGTTCGTTACCGCCTGCCCGCTGAGCGTTGCCAGATCGTTTGGCGTGGCCGCCTGATCCTGGAAGCCGTCTCCGGGCTGCGTGTAGCCAATGGTCAGCGTGTCTTCGTCGGTCAGTGTGCGTGATGGCGTCAGGTTGACAATCGTGTCGTCTGTGCCGTCTACCGACGCAGAGCTGACAGAGACGCCTGCAAGGCTGATGGCCCAGCCGCCAGATCCGCCTGCGCCAACCTGCATGGATTCGGACATCTGTACGGCAATGTTATTGCCCGCCGTGGGTACAGAGGCGCTTGAGATGGTGGGGGCGGTTTCGTCCGTGCCATCAACGGTCGCCGTCGCCTGAAACGTTCCGGTGGCGCCAGACTCTGGCACAAAGTACTTCAGGGTTGCTGTGGACTCTCCGGCAGCAACTTCGGTGCTGTGGAGTGCAATGTCGTTGAGTTCGTCTTCCGCGGCGTCCATGGCGGCCCAATCGACGACGACCACGCCGGAATCAAAGTCAGTTACAACGCCCCACTCTACCGGGCCATCTGTGGCGAATGCAGTATCGAAGAATGCTGAGTTCGCGTCAGGCTCACCGTGCGTAACAAGCTCATACGGGTAGCTGTTGGCGTAGCTAATGACTGTGCTGGCTGTCGTGCTGTCCACAGATACAACCAGGTCCGCAGTGTCGTCATCAGCAATCAGCGGAGCGGTGTAGCTGTAGGTTGATCCGCTGACCAGCGTCAGGGTGCCAACGTCTGTTCCATTGAGTGTGGCGCTAACCGGTGCGGCACTATTGTCTGCGAGGGTGAATTCAGCCGTATCGCCTTCGCTGGTGATATCGTCTGCGGCACTAACAGATGGCCCTGATGCAGCAGGATTGAAAACGGCCAGCGCCCCAACGGGGTCCGTCTCGCTGGAATATCTCAGCCCAAGCGTCTCCGATTCTGCCGCGCTCAACACGCCGGAAATAGCCGAGCCTTCATGCCCTGCTGTCGTTTGCGCGTGGTCAACCGTTACTGTCGTCGTTGTAGCGGATATTGTGGACGACTGGTTCAGCGTATCAGCCGGCGAGTTGGAGCCTGCGCCAGCAACTAGAACACCGCCATCAACGCCGGTAAACGTTATATCGAGGTCGAACAGGCTCACGCCAACAGCGGAATTGAAGTTATTGACGGGAGTAGCCTGATCAATTCCGCCAAGAGTGTAGACAGCCCCGGTAAATGCATCGTGGACCTGCCCGTCCCAATCAACCGCTATAACACTTGAGCCTTCGGGTATTTGCGACTCCAGTATGTAGTAAACCCCGCCTTTGGCCGTCTCGGTGTCGCCCGTATAGGCTGCCCGAGTCATTGCAACACCACCAAAGGTTATGCCGACAATTTCACGGCTTGAGAATGCGGATTCACCCGTGCCGGCAACAACAACCGCCCTATTGCTTCCGGCGACGGCTGTGTAGGAATCGCCCTCCTGTATTGCGAGCTTGCCAAGAATCGATGCCATTAGAGATCGACCCCCGCAATAAAGCTCATATCTTCGTCATACACCAGAATTGCCTTTCCTGAATAATCGGCGAACGTGCCTTTCCAGAGCTTCAGCGTTGCTGTTTGGGTCCCGCTCACAGACACCACTCTCAATGGCCAGAACAGGCCAGCAGAGGCAGGATTAGAGTTGTCGGACAAAAAGAAATGCGTTCCGTTAAGTTGCCAGTATTGGTCGGTTCTCTGAAGAAGAATATTTGTGGTGTTGTCGCCATTGTTTCCAATGTAATCCTGAATAGATGCAAACCGAGGACGCTCCGACTCAGAGCTTCGAACGGTGTCGGTTCCAACATCATCGTTCGAATTTGTCATGGTAGAGTCCATGACAATGCCGGCGTCTCCTTCCTTCTGGGTGACCTTAACCATAAGGCCATCTGACTGATCCGGGGTGTTGATCTTCCAGAGCCACCCGTGGTTAAACCAACCATCGCCGTGTTTGGGTACGCTGGTGTACAGAGACGCCGCAGCTCCATCATTACCCTCGTACTCCACAATCCGAGAGCCCGACCCAGACGGGGTTGTTTCGGCAACATAAGCTGAGTTGTGGCCGTCCCCGCTCAGGTTCACGTAGGCACGTATCCGCTCTTGTTTCCACTGGAAAGATGCATTGTTAACCGATCCGTCAGTGCATCTGACTCGCGCAAACATAAAGATGGCGTCTCCAGCGGGGATAGCCGCGCCATTATCCCAGTTGATAAACCCGGCGTTGTAGCCCGTTCCAAGTGATGGGATCAGGGTTGATTCGAGGACCTTGACCCCGTCAACCGTTTTGACAAATCGATTCTCACTGCCGACACCAAATTCATAAGTGATCGTCTCGCCATTAACACTGACAGATTGGGCCATTGGCGTATCATCAGCTTGGCCATACAACCATCCTTCGCCAAACCCAAGCCAGGCCGACTTTGACGGGGCGGAAAATGTATAAGTGTCAGTCGTTAAAACGATCTCGTTCTGATCACCCAGGCCGCTTGATGCCGACCAGGCAAGGGCGCTCGTGCCACCCGAGCTGCCGCCTCCGCCGCCATCCAGGGACAATACAAGAGCCCTCGCTGCTGCAACAGACAGGGGAGAGTCGTTAGTTGCCATATCTCAGAACCTCAACTCTTTCATGGGTGCAGTCATTGGCGGGCTCAAGAAACTCTCAATATCAATTCAAGGCGTCAGCTTTCGTTACACGCAAGCTTCAGCTCGACCTGTAACTAACTGTTTGCATTGAGTAGGCATAAATCGTGCTTTTGGGAATCACCAATACACGGAGGTGCATATGACTTATCTACAAAAATTTCTTCTGCTGCTTTTGCTCAGCGCTTCAGCCAGTAGCCACGCCTCGCTTTTGCGGTATGACATGACCTTTAGAGCGTCCAATCCCGAAAACAGCATAGATGGCGAGGGGTATTTCGTTGCTGATACTGAGCTGAACGCCTTGGTCCAGGCCAGATTCACGTCACCTTATTTTGACGCCCTTTTCGCAGGAACGAACCCGCTAACGTCCAACGAATACTATTATTTCGGCCACGTTGTGGAGGCCCACGATATAGCGGACCCCGCATCGGGAATCGTGTTCAGCCCCTTATTTCTAATCAGGGCGCCTGAAGGAGATCGCGACTTTGCCAGCAACCTTCACAATCACGAAAATGGCGAGTTTTGGGGCTCACTCATCGTTCCGCTTGCAAGCCTTCCGCCTGGCTCTCAAAGATCCTACCTCGACCTGGACTTTCAGATTGGTCAACCCTATTCAGTGATGGAGCCAGCCACCCTGCCACTGCTATTTCTCGGCCTGGCCGCTATCGGCATCAGGCGACGATTCCGCTGACCAGTTGCGCAGTTCGGTTTTGTCGGTGTTGCAGATCCGCAGCATGGTCTGAAGCTCGCTTGCGTAATCGGCCAGGTCGATGTTCTTCATGGTCCGTGCGGGGGCAGGAATCGGACACGGCTCCAGCAGGTAGGCTGGTGGATACCGGTATTCAGTCTTGGTCGGCGTCAGCTTTGGCGTTATGATCCCGCGCATCCGCCTTATCGTCGTTGCACTCCCCTATGGTGTCCTTCAGGACCTCAACATAGGCAGGGCATTCCTCGATAAGCCGAGGCGGGCCCGGGATCTGCGTATCCACCAGGTATTCAGCGGGCACTTTCACCAGCACCCTCTCTGTCCGGGTCAGATACTGTGTTTCGGCGCATGATGTTAAAAACAGCATCAGGCCAAGGCTGATCAACGCAGTCCGGAGCATCTTTCATCGCCTTCTCAAGTTCGGATTGGGTTTGGGCCAGCTGCTCGTCACGCTGTTGTGCCCGCTCCTGGCGCTCAATGGCCTTTTGCGATCGCCAATCAAGATCTTTCTTCTGCGCCTTAATCGTGCTCAGGTTCTGCCGGTTGGCGTGCGCGGCGTTACTCAGGGCCTGTGCCTGGGCTGCGTTCTTTTCCAGCAGGGATTCACGGTCAGCCCACAACCACCAGAAGGCCAGGCCGGCCACGACCACCAGTGTGCCGATGATGGGCATGGCGTAGGCGGTTACCTTGGTTCTGGCGGCTTCAAAGATCATTTCAGCTTACTGGTGAAGAACTGGGTCAGCAGCTGCTTCACCTTCTCCGCGCCAAGGTGGGCAATCATTCCCGATGCCGCAACGCTCAAGCCCGGCGACCAGGTGAAGAGCTCAATGCAGATCATGTAGGTCACAAACGCGAAGAAACCAGCAGACGCAATCGCAAGCAGAAATGCGCAGATATCCCACTTTTGAGTGCCGTTCTTAACCTCCGCAAGGTATGCAAGTCCACCACCCACGATCCCGGCAAACACCGCCAGAATTGCGTCCCAGTACTCCACGATCTTGGAGAGCAAAATTGCGATGTTTTTCTCAAGCATTTTTCTATCCATAGCTTTCAGGGTTCACGGTCAGGAAGAGGGATATTCTTTCCAGGGCAACTGAAAATGCGGGCCATCGGGGAACGACTCCCAGTCACCGCCCCACTCAATGGGTACTCCAAGTTCATCCGCAGCTTGCTTCATGGCATCTGCAATCTTGTGGTACAGCGGCCAGTCCCAACGCACACCACCGGTTACCCAGGCACCCAGGTCCACCGCGTGGCCGGTCAGGTGCCGGCTGTTCATCGTGCTGGATGCCCCGGATTCGAACAGTTCTTTCTGGCGGGATTTGGTGCGCTGACCCTCCAGAACGGTGAAGTCAACTTTCGTGATCCGTATTGCACGCTCTACAACTGAAACCAAGTCATCGTGGAGGCCGGCCAGCCGGCTCAGGGATCGTGATCCGAGCTTGAAAGGCATAACCACCTCCAGAAACAGAAAAGCCCCAGACAACAAAACTGGGGAAAGGTCCCGGCATGACATCGAGACGAGAGATACACAACAACCAACAGGGTCCAGCGCCCATAAAAAAACCCGGTCATCGCTGACCGGGTTTTTTCAGGGCTCTTTCGGTATGGACACAACTTTGTGACCTTACGGGATTTAGACTATATCCGTGCATGCATGATGTCAACCTATGCTGTACATTTTTTACAGCTCTACTGAAATAGCCTCCCATCAATCCAGGCTTCCGCGCTACGCAGGATCACCCTCACCTTCTCGCGCCCCTGCCCCAGGTCCACACCCACCATCGAATAGTCCCACCGCCTCACGTAGTAGCCCACCAGTGCCCGCCCCATCTCCGGTTCCTTCTGCTTCAGGCAGGCGACCGCCCGGTCAACGGCCAGGGCCTCATCATCCGGCACATCACAGCCCCCCGGTTTTGCAGTCAGGTCCAGTTTCGCATAACCGGTACTGGCACCGCCGCTGCGCACCCAGGCACCCCACTCTGAAAGCCGTGTTTTCGTATCCTCCAGCATCTTGTTATCACCCCGTTGGTTACTGGTCATCCCTGGTCACCCCACATCCAAGGTGGGGTGACCGCTCAAACTCCGCACTATCACTGGTCTGGTCATACTGGTCATACCGGTCACCCCACTTGGTAAAGACTCATAGGGGGAATACCAAAACCGTAAACAAAACCCCCAGGTGTGTGCGCGAACAGGGGTGACCGGTATGACCGGGGTGACCAGCCCAGTAATGACAAGGCTTTCAGCTGGTCACCCCACAAAGAAAGTGGGGTGACCGGTATGACCACCCCACGTAAATTCAGGCTAAAAAGGCTCTTTCTCCCGCGAATTACGCCATTTATCCGGCATTTCGTAGACAGGCCTCCGCTCCCCATTGATCCTTGGCCGTGTTTTTCGCCACCCCAGCCTCGTCAGGATGTTGGCAACCCGCCTTTGCTCTGGCGGCTTCTGTTGTGCCGGTTCCAACTGGAGAGCCTGTTCCATCACCTCCACCAGCCGCACATGGTTGGTTCTCACTGGGTCCTTCAACCACGCATAGATGGTGTCCTCCCAAACATCGCTGTCAAACCGATCCTCCTGCTCCGCTTCGAACAGGTGCTTTTCATCGTCAGCCGGCCACCAGGGTATACCACGCTGGTACATCACCATCGCCTCTGCCCAAATCTGATCCCTGTCCTCCCTCAGATGCCGGTCCTCAATGCGTGTGGCCTTCACCGGCCAGTACCGCCGGTTACCCGTGGCATCTCTCAGGTAGCTGTCTTGGTTCGTGGTACCGCTGAAAACACACTGCCTGGGGAATGTCTCGGCACACCGGCCATAGGCCGGCCGGAAGCGGTCCTCCATGCTGCCGAAGAACTGCTTCGCTCGCGTGCTCTCTACTTTGTTGAAGCTATCGAGCTCCGCCAACTCACAGATCCACACCCCCTGAAGCAATGTGAAGCCGTCCTTGTCACCGATCCCGAAGGGCGAATCACTGAACCACTCTCCCCCCAGCACACTCAAGGCGGTGGACTTCCCAAGGCCCTGGTCTCCCTCAAGGATCAGCACACAATCCGCCTTAACCGGTGGCCGCATCACCCGAGCTACCGCAGCAATCAGAAACTTCACCCCAACCGCCGTGGCATAGTCCGTATCAGCAACCCCCAGGTAATCCTGCAACCAGGTGCCCAGCCGTCGCTGGCCATCCCATTCCAGGGATTCAAGGTATTCCCGAACCGGGTGAAAGCTCCGCATCTTGGCCGCAACCAGAACAGCATCGTGCGCGTCAGCGGAACGCGGGGTTAATTGGTAGTTCTGAGCCAGCCAGATCCGCAGCTGGGCCGTGTCCGAATCCGTCCACTCACCAGAGCGCCCCTGGTCAAACGGCGGCGCCCTGCGTTTGACGATACGATAGGAAAAATCACAGTAGCCCAGCACGCCCTCCCAGGCCTGGTCATGCTGGAGAATCAGGGAGACGTTGAAGATGTCAGGTTTGAGGGTGCCGTCACGGGTAAAGAGGAATTCGCTGCGCCAGTCCACTTTATCGCACGCCGCCAACACCCCCCGAACCTGGCTGCGCACCGCAGACACACCTTCCGCCTGCCGTAGGTCATCAAAGTCGGTACCGCGCTTATCCTCATCCTTGAAAACGGGTTTGACCACATAGCCATTGAGCTTTAGGGCCGCCTCGCGGGCCTTCTCAACGCCTGGATTCCATGGGTCACCATTGGGGCGCTTTGTTTTGTAGTCATCATCGGCACAGAACACGATAGGATTGCGGGCATACACCCCGCGAACCGCTTGCGCGACAGGCAGTAAGTTGCCCGTGTCGAACGCCACAAAAACAGGATATCCGGTGGCTTCGTGGACGGACTCACCGGTTGCGTATCCCTCAACAATGGCAATGGGCCGGTTCTTCGAGCGCTTCACATCACCGATCTGGTGAAACAAGCCCTCTTTCTGCATGCCATAGGGCCAGTAGTCCTTATCCCTTCCCTTCTCCGGGTGCTTCTCCGGATAGATAACCTGTAGGGCCCGCAGCTCGCCGGCCATATTCACCATCGGCACAACGAATGCGCCGCCCTTGCCATAGCGAACGCCAACACCCTTGAGCCCCTTGCGCTCCAGGTAGGGAGATTCGCCCGTGGGGCTCAGCCGTTGCCAGGCCCGCTGCGCTTTGGTCGCGGCCTTGTCAGCGTCCCACTTTTGCTGGCGTTTGCGCTGGGCTTCCGCCTCCCGACGTTGTTTCTTCAGGGCCTGTTGTTCTTCCGGAGATAGCCGAATGCCCTGGGGCTTCAGGTTGCGCTTCTCACCCAGGCGGAAGTTGCCCACAACACCCGTATAGAAAACGCTGCCATCGTGGCGGAAATTCTCAAAGACCAAATACCAGCCAGATTTAGCCTTTCCCTTGTCACCGTCTGCCTTACATCGCACCAGATCGCCAAAGCGCTCTATGGCGGTGCACTGCAGGCCAAGCTCTGAAAACTGGGAGATCAGATCATCAAGCGTCATGGCCGCCCCTTATTCGAAGGGGTGGCGGGCACATATGAGGGCCGACAGGGCCTCGGGAAATGTAAAAAAGTGACATGCAAAGAGCCCTCAATGCAGTATCTATCTGGTTACTTACGCGACACACCTTTTTCGACCATTCTTAATCAGGTCGGAGTCGTCACCTGGGCCCGGCCCGAAAACTTCGGGCCGCATCTCATACCGCGTGACACATCCGCCGGAAGCCAGTTCAAGCTTCCTGCAATACTCGCTCGGGATACGGGTCCAGAAACGCAGTGATTGCCTTGGGACACCGCAGATTTCAGCGATACGCGTCTTGGTCCTGATATCTGGATGGGACTTCAGGCGGTTGATGATTTCTTCCAGGTGCACGGTCATAGCCTTTTTAGGTGTACAGGGGAGCTGTAATTATTGTCAAGGGCAGATTGCTATGCAACCCTTTTTAGCAGGGATATAGTTCGCGGATGTCAATCCAACCTTTCATAGACAGGCTGAAATACGCCATAGAACAAAGCTCTGCGAGCCAAGGCACTATTGCCGAATATTGCGGGGTATCTCGCCAATCCGTTACTAATTGGAAAACGACCGGCCAGATTTCGAGGGACAACCTTAGAAAGGTCAGCGAAGTAACGGGGTTCCGATATCTTTGGATCAAGGAAGGAATCGGTGCAAAAAAGCTGACCGACTTTGAACAGAACGAACGTGATGCTCAGGAGGACGAACTGGGTGTCAGGGCACCAGTTGTCGAATACGGAGAGCCGGATGACAAGGTAGAGAAACTCATTCGCTCGATACGTTATGCCATGGCGAACCAGAAGCTGAGTGATGAGTCTCTATCTGCCCTGACCCGGTTTTTTAACTCGCTAGTTGATTTCAAGTAAGAGCAGCAATACAGCCAGCCCAAGTCTCCTCGCTGACAATTGCCAAACCAGATCCCGAATCACGAACTTCTACCGCTTTCTCGATCTTCCTGCCGTAGCTTTCGTGTATCCACGAATCGCTTACGAGCGTACCTATGACCAGGTAATCTACGTTGCTACTCACGTGATCGCTTATTGATCCGCCAACTGCCTGAACAGCTTTCTTACATTCGTTTCTTGTTCCGGAGGCAAACTTTCCAGTAAGAACAAAACGCTTACCAGGAAACTCCACTTGAGGCTGAGGCGCGCATAGAGGCAGGGAAGACGGAATCTTGCCCTCGTTGCCGTGCATGCCTGCAACTTCCATCAGAAGAGCAACCAACTGCCCTTCCTCGTTGTCGTCCAGTACCCCATCTTGAAGGAACTCGTTCAGCCGACTGAATATCACACTTGCGGGCCACCTATCTTGAACCTCCGAATTTAGTCTGAGCCAGTTTTGAATGAACTCCGCTTCCTGTTGATTCACCTGTCCATCCGCGATCACACCCTCGCAAAGCCCAAGTAACTGGTCGACTTTCCTGTCCTCCAACCGGTCTCCGCCAAACCTTTTGGCCAACGCTTCGTTGTGGTCCTTCATCATATCTATGCCCTCGAATATCCGTTTCTAACCTAGATAGTTCATATCTATCAGAACGAAAATCAAGTTAGCTTTATTTTAATGTAAACCCCTTTACACCCAGTCAATCTCAGCTTTACTATCTGTACATCTTGTAAAGGGACCATTGACATGGACACTTTCACCGCTACCGAATTCACCGCCATCAACAAGGATGGCCGCCTGACCCGCGCTGAACTCGAAACCCTCGCCTGGATGAGCGAAGGTAAAGAGAACGCTGCCATTGGCATCCTGCGTGGCCACGGCACACCTGGCGCCAAAAAGCTTGTATCCAACGTCATGCTCAAGTTCAACGCCAACTCCCGGTGCCTGGCCATTGCTCGTGCCTGCAGGGATGGTTTTGTTGTAGCCGCGGCTAAGCCCCGCCACCTCACTGCGGCCTTTCTCATACTCGCCAGCAGCTGGGTAAGCACCACCCTGCCCGATTCCGACGTTTACCGCCGTGGGGCCAACCGCAGCACGTCCGTCCGCCTCGGCCCTCGCGGGCCTGGCCGGCTCGAAATGGATCTGAACAACTGGCTGGGGGCTGCATGAAAACCACACCGCTCTACGAAGCCGCGCGAATGCTCAACCTTGGGCCACAGAAGCTGTTCTCAGCCCTTCGTCACCGCAAGGTGCTGACCAAGCAAAACCTGCCTTACCGCCAATACGTGGACCAGGGCCTGTTCACCACTGAGCTCAAGGAATTCAAGCACCCAACGCTGGGCCCGCAGATCTACGCCAGGGCCCACGTCACCCAGCAGGGTCTGAAGTGGCTGGCCGACGAATTTGAAGTGCAAATAACCCGCGAAACCGCCAACAACTGTGCTGCTAATGGAGCCTCGCACTGATGCAAAACCAAGCCAAACCAACCGCCGCCGAACTGCTCATCAGCTGGCAACTCATCTGGACACGCCTGCTGAACGGCAAACCAGGCGAGCTCAAACAGGCATTGAACAGCCACGCCAAGTTGTTCCCCACCGGCAACCAGGCGGAGGCGCGCATTCGTGCAGAGCGCACCGTGGCGCAGTGCCAGAACGAACCGGCACAGGTGCGCAACATCATCAACCGCACCAAACAAACCCTGCGCAGCGCATAGGAGGCCCCATGGCAACGCTCATCATTCCAGAAGACACCCCGTTGATCGAACTGCTGCGCCTGGCGGAAGCCACCGGCAAGAGCCTTCGGCACAGCAGCGGCCAGCCAGCCAAGCCGGAGGACACCCCTAATGGCAGCAACACTCGCGTTACTGATCGGCAGCCTGCTCTTCGTCTGGCTGACTAAAACCGCAACCATCGAAAGGACGCAGACCAATGAACACACAACACGCATCCGCCGCCAACAAAACCGCACCTACTTTGTCGTCAGGTTCGCCGGTGCAACAGCAAGGCTTTGCCTCCACGACAGCCAATGGATCGAACCAGCAGGCCCTGGACGGCCGCCTGGCATGGCTGGACCTGAACACCCGCGCAACCACCGTCCATCGTGCGCTCCAGCACCTGTTTTCCGTGGCCATGCAGGAAACCAACGACGCGGCCAGGGTCGGCAACTTTCTGCTGTCGCTATGGAGCCCGAGCCAGTACCACCTGGACGTGAATGAACTCGGTTTCCTCAAACGCGAAACCAACTTCGCCGTTCGGCACCTGGCCAACTTCATCGTGGCCTGCCAGCTGAACTTCCGCGAAATCGTCACCTACAGCCAGATGGCACCGGTGATCGCTGCATGGGGAGCCGAAGAGTAATGGACGCCAAACAGCCCAGTGCCACCGAAGAAGAGCTCGAACAGGCCCTTGGTGAACTAACCGTGCACTTCGACAAGACGGTTCAACACCTGGAAGAAGCTACCCGGTTGATCGGAAAGCAGGGTTCGGACCATGCCCAAGCCCTGCGTTGGTTGAAGGACATCCGCAAGGCCGCCGGCGCAACCGCTCCAGGCATCAGTCACCAAGAACTGTGCCTGATCATCAAGGATCTGCGCCGCCGAGCCTTCGAGAATAGCGCCGATGAACTGATGGCCGAACGGGAGCACCGCTAATGCCACGCGCCTGCATGACCAAAACGCACCAACTGGCACCGCTTATGGCCCTGTCCGATCTGGAGCTGCGGCTGGAGATTACCAACGCCACCGCAGCCAACCCGCTGCAGGCGCTGCACCTGTGCCACGAACTGCTGAACGCAGAAAGCCTTTACCCAACTCGCCGTGGCCTCACTCGCCTGGTGGGTAAAGAGGTCGAACGCATCGGCCTGATCATCGCCAACCAACCGGAGAAAATCCAGTGAGCAATCAGAACAGGGGCACAGACCTGCCCGAATTCATCCACGACCTGGACGCCGGCGTGTTCGCCGAGAAGGTCGCCCGAGCACTGGGCGATGTGGCGGCTGGCGTTGTCGACCAGAACAAGGCCGGCGAAGTCACCCTCAAATTCACCATGGGCAAGGTGGGCAACACGCCCCGCGTCCAGATCAAGCACAAGCTGAGCTACAAGGTGCCGGAAATGAACGGCAGCTACAGCCAGGAGAACACCACCGAAAGCGTCATGCACGTTAACCCCGGTGGCCGCATCACCCAGTTCCCGGAGAACCAGGGGCAGATGTTCACCAAGCGCGGAGAGATCCCAAATCCACTGGATGAGAAGGAATAACCATGAGCTCTGAATTGCTACAAGACAACGGCGCACTGCACGAATACAGCAAGATCGTGCAGGCCGAGAAAATTCAGGAGTTCCTTCAGGAACAATCGGACGGCAGCGCTATCGCCATTCCCGAAGGTGTAAAAATCGCGGACCTGGAGAATTACCTGGTTCAACGCCGCCGATACCGTGGCCGCATGCGCACCAACCTGATCGCGGAATTCGTCGAGTTCGTGACAGCCACCAGCGATGAGTACGGCCATCAACAGCCCATTCCCTGCTTTGTACACGCAGAACAGATGGTGGCAGAGGTGTATTTCAACCTGGGCGATGTAGACAACCCCGGCCATGGTGATCACACCGCGCAGTTGGAAATGCAGAAAACCGAAGCATTCCGACAGCTGCTCAAAATCGACGGCAGCAAGATGGACCAACGCTCCATTGCTGAATGGATGGAAGACTGGCGGGACCACCTGGAAGCTGTTGCAGAGGACAGCTCAACCGTCATTCCAATCGGCCATGCCGTTGCCGCCGTTCGCAAGATCACCATCGGCAGCACCGCAGAATCAACCTCAGAAACCCAAACCTTCAGCAGCCAGCAAAGCGCCATGGCCCAGGTGGAAGCCAAGAACCGGGAGAAGATGCCCGCCTTCCTGAAGTTCACGTGCGAACCCTACAACGGCCTACAGGAACGCACCTTCACCCTTCGCCTTAGCCTGATCACCGGTGAAACCCCGCGCATTGGCCTGCGCATCGTCCGCCTGGAAACCCAACAGGAAGAAATGGCCAAAGAGCTTGAAGAGAAGCTGCGCACCGGCTTCGAAGATACGCCGGTGAAAACCTACGTCGGCATGTTCGACCCGAAATAAACCCACAACGCGCCCCACGGGGCGCATCTGAGAGGGCTTTGAACCAGAGCCCTGCCAGATGCCAACGAGGAGAACAGCACCATGGAAACAATTCAGGACCCAATCTACGAAGGCAACGTTACCGTTCGCTGCACCTTGGAAGAGCTCCAGGCCATTGAGGACAAGAAACGCCAGAGAGCCGCCGCCCGGTACCAGAACAATCCCCAGGCCGCCGCGACCAAACTCTACCAGATCGCCCGGGGAGACACCGGCGGTGGCCGTGCAGCCAGTGCCCTCCTGCTGTCCCTATGGAACAACAACTTCGTCTGCAACATGCGCGATGTGATCTGCAGTCTTGATATCGACAACAGTGAAGCTGTTATCGCGCTTCTCGGAACTCTGGGGCCAGGCCACCACCTGGAACGCTACCTTACCCAGGAGCAGATCATCGAAATTATCAACGTGTGGGGCTCCACTCACGAAAGGAGCCACAAATGACCCGCGTTGAGATCCGGCACTTTCACCTGTTCTGCGGCCTCGGCAGTGGTGCCAAAGGCTTCAACAAGGCCAATCCTCGCGTTGGCAGCATGGAAGGTGAATTCAGCTGCATCGGCGGCATCGATATCGATGCGGTGGCCATCGCCAACTTCGAGTCACTGACCGGTTGCCCGGGCACAGTCAGGGATCTGATGAGCGCCGAACAGTACCAGGCGTTCCATGGTTGCCCACCACCAGAAGGCTGGCAGGAAGCCACGCCGGCAGATATCCAGAACGCTGCCGGCGGCCAACGGCCCCACATCGTCTTCCTGTCAGCACCCTGCAAAGGATTCAGCGGCCTGCTCTCGCAGAACCTGAGCAACAGCGCCAAGTACCAGGCCCTGAATGAGCTCACCTTGCGGGGCATCTGGCTATCGCTGGAGGCATGGAAGGATGACCCGGCGGAACTGATGATCTTCGAGAATGTGCCGCGCATAGCCAACCGTGGCCGCCACCTTCTGGACCAGATCACCCAGCTGCTGAGGTCCTACGGTTATGCCGTGGCCGAAACCACCCACGACTGCGGAGAGATCGGCGGCCTTGCACAAAGCCGGCGCCGGTTCCTGCTGGTCGCCAGGCATGAAGAGAAAGTCCCGCCATTCCTCTACGAGCCCCCGAAGAAAACGCTTCGCGCCGTCGGCGACATATTGGGTGCCATGCCGTTACCAGGTCAGGAATCTGCCGGGCCCATGCACCGCATACCCAGCCTGCAATGGAAAACATGGGTGCGCCTAGCCTTCGTTGAGGCGGGTAAAGATTGGCGAAGCCTTAACAGGCTGGAGATTGAAGACGGCTACCTACGCGACTACCTGGTTGTTCCAGAGTATCGCCCAGGCTACATGGGTGTTCGCCAATGGGACGAACCCACAGGCACCATAGCGGGCCGAAGCAGCCCCACAAACGGCGCCTTTAGCGTTGCCGATCCACGATACGAAGGCCAGCAGTACAGCCAGTTCGGCGTGCTCCGCTGGGACGAGACATCGGGCGTTGTCACCGGCCAGCGATCACCAGGCCAGGGCCGGTTCAGTGTTGCGGATCCTCGCCGTGGTGGTCAGCCAGCTGCCCGAAGCAAATACCGGGTAACCAGATACGACGAATCCAGCGGTTCCGTTATCGCAGCCAGCACTACCGGTGAAGGCGCTTTCGCAGTCGCGGATCCCCGCCCGGGCTTTGTCCGCAAGAAAGGCGATCACTACCTGACAGCCGGCCACTACGGCGTTGTGCCCTGGAACTCTCCAGCCGGCGCCGTTTCAGCAGCAGCGGGCCACGACAACGGCCGCTGGACCGTTGCCGATCCGCGCACCGTAGAGACGGCAACAAATCCAGAACCAGGACTACCCCAACCCACTGATCGCCTCGTTGCCGAGATCACTTCTCTGGACGGCACGTGGCACCGGCCATTCACTACGCTCGAACTTGCTGCCCTGCAATCAATCATTGAGCCCGAGGAATACCTTGCCCTCCACGGCAGATCGGACAGCACCTGGCGGGAACAAATCGGCAATGCGGTACCGGCCAATGCTGCAGCGGCCATCGGCGAGACCATGGGCGAAACCCTGTTGCTGGCCTGGACAGGCGAAACCTTTGTTCTCAGCCCGGAAAAGGTGTGGGTCCAGCCACTGAGGGTGGCGTTGTCGGTTGACCAGAGGCATCTGGAGGCTACTGCATGATCACCACCCGCCTGAACAACCTGGTCCGCGCCCACCAACAGGCCCGCGCACTCGTCGGCAAAGCCAACCAGGGCAAAGCCCTCCACGGCCCAGCCTTCCGCATGTGCCACAAAACCCGCCTCGCGGTGTGGGAGGAAATCAAACGTGTGCGCTTCAAGCTGGCCTGGAACCTGTTTGCTCGGTACTTAATCGGCGGGAATAACCTCAGCCTCCCCAATCGGCTCCAGGTCCTTCGGGCTCCGCACCGGCTGACAAACCAACGGCGCCGGAATGTGGCTGCGCATCAGCCCCTGAAACGCATCCACGTTATGAAAGTGCGGATCCAGCCACGCATCGAAATCCGCCGGCCGCAACATCAGCGGAATGCTCTTGTCGTGGATATGGGCAAAGCGCTCATGGGGCGGCAGCGTGATCGTCGTAAAGGCCAGCACCTCATCGTCACCGTTCCGGTACCGCTGCCACAGTCCCGCCATCGCAATGGCCTCACCCTCCGGGTGAATGTTGTACACCTGCCCATTGCGCCATTCGTGAAACGCCGACATGGGCACGATACAGCGCTGCTTCGGATACACACGCTTCCAAAGCGGGCTGCTCGTCAGCCGGTCAGAGCGTGCGTTGAACGTCTTGAATTTGGGGTTCGGTCGGTAGCCCGTGCTATCTGGCCGGGGCTCAATCAGCAGCGACCAAAGACCGTCGACCAGCTGCCGACCATCGCCGGTATCCAGCACGAACTCCGCCACCCCACCAGGCGCTACGTTGCGCTGTGGCCGGGGGTAGAGGCCAGGCATCCCCAGGCCTTCCAAAAGCCCCTGCACCAGAGGGTCATCAGACACATTGAACCGCCCACACATAACGAATACCACCGGTTTCTTCAAAGGGTAATAGACGAGATCAGTATAGCCATGGGCGTACCAGGAGCACACCTATGAACGACATCGGCGAAAGCCCCCAGGCCATCAGCAGGCGCTCAGATGACAATGCCATGAGAGACGTGATCAGCGCCCTGCAGGATGGCGCCTATCTGCGAATCCACACCAAGGTCCGCCGGGCCGCCATCGAGGGGCTATCGAACAAAGACAGCCGCAATGGCCGCACCATCAGCGCCCACCGCTGTATGCGCCTGGCCAAGGAAGGTGTCATCCATGAAGTAGCGATGGACCGGTATGCCATCAACCCCGAATTTGAATTGGAGATCCAGAATGGACGCTAAAACAGCAAGGCAGGATATCGAACACGTACTCCGGATTGAGGATCTGAATCTGGTATCCATTCGCCGCCTTCGTGCGATTCAAGACTGGTTGAAGTCTGACACTTCTGACGCAATTGATGTGCCACATCTCCGGCCAAATGAATCGCTCCGGATTCCACCCACAACCTTTGATCTGATCAAGCACCTGCGCCGCCAGAAGGCCTTTTCAGAAAAAACCTTCGGGCCCGGTGCCCGCACCAAGGGCGTTCTGGATCACATCAGAAAGGAAGTTTCGGAGGTTTACAAAAACCCGAGCGACGTAACCGAGTGGATCGACATTGTGCTACTCGCGTTGGACGGCGCATGGAGGGCCGGTCACACACCGGAGCAAATTGCTGCCGCCCTGGAAGCCAAGCAGAGCAAGAATGAATCCAGATCCTGGCCGGACTGGCGCCAGTCATCCCCGGACAAAGCCATCGAGCACGTCGACGCCAGCGCCCATCCGCTGATAGGAAAGGTGGTGCGCTATGGGTGTGGTGTAACAGCTCTGTTCCGAGTCGAAAGCACCAACCTTGAAATAAGCGGCCGCGAAAGATCGAAGAGCTACCGCTTGTATGGATCCCACGTTCTTGGCGGTACTGAGAGCGCTCACGAATCCAAGGTAACACTTGCTACCCCAGCCGACCTGGCTATATGGGCAGAGAAGAAAGGCCTTCCAATCGACCTCGCCATCAACGGGCAATCCATAGGAGCTGACAGCCATGACTGATCTTGAAAAGTGGATTGAGGCCGCCCTGACAGTAGCTGATACCACAGGTATGAAAGATGCGGAGATTATCCCTACATGGCCATCGGACGTTGCTGGTTTCTATCCAACGTTGACCATTGGGGCGCTCAGGGAATGGCAAGCCGGCCGCTCTCAGGGTGGCGATACCAGTTCGCATAAAGCATGGAAAGTCACCGGTGGCTATTACGCGGATACGCTTCACTTCAGCCTAGAAGATGCCAGGGGTACTGCTGAGCGGAGCAATGAGGCGGCCGAGCTCGACGGCGGCAGTCACTACCGGCCAGCGAAGATTGTCTATTTGATTACTGATCCTACTCGCCAGGGTGACGAAATGGAGCCGGTGGCACGAGTAACCGTTAGCGAGTCCCCCGGAGGCTACTGCGGCGCGCACGTGGGCATCGAATGGCTAAACCAAAACCGAGTGATTGAAGGCGATCTTCTGTATCGAGGCAAGCCACCAGCACCAACTCAGGGCGAGGCGCCCGATGGATCTAAGAAAGTGATGGCTTGCCCAGGCTGTGACACGGAATGGGAGAACCCTGGCCGAAGCGATGGGTTGTGTAATGATTGTGCCTGCCAAACTCAGGTAGGGGTGATGCAAGGCTTGGAACTGGCAGCAAATCACATCGAAAGGAAAGCAGATAATTATGACCGGGAGCACGGAATCACCGACCCTTACACTGGGACGAGAGAATACCCTGGAGACGGCGCCGATTATTACAGAGAAATGATGGAGCTTGCCGAAGAAGTCCGAGCACTCACCACCCCCGGCAATGCCGATACAGCCCACACTGATGACGCAGCTGTTGATCGTTTTGCTGACGCGATGAAAGCGAAGTTGGCTAAAAAACGAGGAGAAGGCCGTGGCGGCTGGGAGGATGAACAGGTTTGCCCACCCGGAATGCTGCAGCAGATGCTTGTTAATCACCTTGAGAAAGGTGACCCAGTGGACATTGGGAACTTCGCAATGATGATCTGGAATCGGGGCGAATGCTGCAATGCCGATACAGGGGAGGCGTGGATTTCGTCAGAAAACCACAAAGGCATGCGCATCAGCGCCGAGGGCGTTCTCGGGCGTGTTCGCGGTCAACTGAAGTTTGGCGCCCAAGAAATGCTGAAGCATCTGGAGGCGATGGCAGAGGCGTTTTACTCAGGAAACGTGCGGGCTGTAGATCAGTTCCTGCAGACCTGGGATCTGGATGATAAACGCCCCACCCCACCAGCAGCGCAGGGGGAAGAGTGATGCTGCAGCCAGAGACAGTTACCCGCGACGAAGACGGATATTGGACGCACTCGGCATTCAATGAGCTGTTTGGAGATCGGGAAATCATACCGAAAGAAGAATGGCAGGCTTGGTGCGACCGCCACAACATTGAAATATCCAACTCGCAAATGGAATACGAGCTGGACGAAAACCACCCCGCATGGGTTCGGCATTTTGATGATGGCGAGGCTGGGAGCGTTGGCTGGAATCCAGGACCACCGGGGCCTGGGTGGCACATGCTCAGCATTCACGATACTGAGGATGGCCCGGTCGTTATCTGGTACAGGGAAGCAACATCAGAAGTGGAGCCTGGCAATGATTGATTACACAAAACTTTCAAGACAGCTCAGTGACTGCCTCGATCGAGCCGGAGCGCCACTCTCTGAGGACCAATACATGTTGGTCACAGGTTACCTGATTCAGTCGGGAATAGAGATGCAAGAGATGGCCCGCTGCCTCAATGAATGCCTGGACCAGGTCAACGAAGCCATAACCGCCACGATGCGTGCTGGTAATCGTGGCGTTCTGACCGTCAACGGACAGAAGCTTACACCCGGAGAAGTTTCCCAGCGCCTGGAGTATCTGAGCCAGCAGCGCGACCGGATCCTGAAAGCGCTTCATCCCCAGCGCACAACAATCACGCCACCGGAAAGAATCAAGTAGTGAGGTAACCACTATGGCCAAGCTAATATCACTGGAAACATGGAGAGAGGAAACCTTCAGGGAACCCGGTCCTTCCATGCGTGTGGTTTACAAATGGGCGAACGAGGGCCACATTCCAGGTGCACGTAAAATTGGCGGGCTCTGGTGGGTGGATCCAGACAAATCCAAACTGACCACCGGCAACTCACTGGTGGATAAAGTACTGCAGGCAAACTGATGGCACCCAGAAAGCGGCTCAAAAAGAACAAGGATCTCGCAGACAACCTATACGGCAACGTAAAAAACGGTGTCACCTACTACCAGTACAGGCATCCAGGAACTGGTCAATTTCATTCCATGGGCACTAACAAGCTGGAAGCCAACGCAGCCGCTCGGCAGTTGAATAGCATATTGATTGCGGAACGCAACTTGGTCGCAGAGGTAATGGGGACGGCTAATAAAGACATGTCCCACCTTATCGATCGCTACCGGAAAGAGCTGCTACCCACAAAGAGCCTGGCAGCCAGCACTGAAAAAACGGTCGAATACCGCCTCAATCGACTGGAAAGCGATCTAGGCAAAAAGCTCGTCGAGGATATCGACGTTCAAACCATCGCCGAATACCTGGACGATAATTTCCAGCGAGACGCCTACATCAAACACCGGGCCATGCTGATAGAACTGTTCCGATTCGCCGTCAACAAAGGCCTGTGCCCGCTTGAGATGGGCAACCCTGCAGAAGTCACCTATGCGAAATCCGAATACGAAAAAGCACGCCGGAGGATGACCCTGGAACAGTTCTGGGACATCCATGCCGCCGCACCAAAATGGATGCAACTGGCAATGGAAATTGCACTGATCACCTTGCAGGGCCGCGCCGAAGTCATCAACATGAAGTTCTCGGATTATCAGGACAAGGTGCTAAAAGTCATTCGGCAGAAATCCAGCAAGCACGAACACTCACACCTGATGATCCACTGCCCCCAACTGGAAGACATCATTGCCCGGGCAAGACAGTCCGGCATCGCCAGCCCTTACCTTATTCATCGCCGGCCGGAGCGCAAGGTGGAAGCCCAGGGTCGGGACCACTGGACAAAGCTCACCCCAAACAATTTCACAGCAGTATTCCGGGAGGTTCGCGACCAGTGTGACAGCATGAATAACATACCCAGGAAAAACCGTCCCACCTTCCATGAAATACGCGCTCTGGGCTCATGGCTCTACAAAAAGCAGGGCTTCGACAACAAAACCTATATTCAGCCGCTTATGGCTCACGCCGATCAGAAGATGACGGAGCATTACCAGCAAGGACATGAAGAACGGTGGATAACAGTGGCAGCCGAACTAACTATCGATAAAGGATAG